CCCGACCCTAGCCCGAGCATCCCCAGTTGCTTCTGGCGCATGAGGAGCTCTAGGGCCTTCGCCTTCGCCGCGGGATCCGGGTTGCCACCCAGCAGCATGTCGAGAGGATCCACGTTCACCTCCCGCTATTTCGCCACATCTCGTCCATCATCTGATCCTGCTTTCGCTTCTTCATCACCGCTTCCCGGCCGGAAACGGATTCGGGCAACAAGGCGTTCGCGTTATCCGCCCACGCCTGTCCCTCGTCCTTCCCGAACAAACGCTTGATGCGCTCCCAGGTGGATGGATCCTGGGGCTGCTGGTTCGCCTGCCGCCGCTTCATCTCGCGCTCAAGCGCGGTCGCCTTGTCCATGTCAGTACCCGTTTCCCCAGCCGGACGGGCCTAGATTCCCACCCTGCTGCCGATAGGCTTCGATGAGTGCCCGGATCTGCTCGTCTGCGTTGTTCTGCTGGCGGCCCATGTATTCGCCGCGAGTCCCCGCCATCCTGCCGAGGGTCGAGCGATACCCCTCATCAGCGGCCTGCTGCTGACGCCCGCCCATGCCCCTTTCCAGGGCTACGGACAGGTGCTCGAGGGGGCTCGACGCGACATAGGTGCTTCCCACGTTGCGTCCCTGCGCGGATGGGGTCTGCGTGGCAGCGTATCCCTGGTCCGACTGGCGGAGGAACATGGCGAGCTCTTCCGGGCCGATGCCCAGGGCCGCCAGGCTCTGGATGAACGGATCCACGGGCGGTGGACCGCCGAGCGTGGGCAAGGACGGATCTGCCAGGTTGGGGTCGGGATTAAGCATGTCGGATCTCCCAGAGCTTGCCGTAATCGACCAGTCGGATGCCGTCGTCTCGCAGGAAGACGAGGTCAGGGCGAACCTTTTCGAGATCCTGCGCGATGACTCCTAGCTGACGTTCGCCCGGCCGGTGCTTCCACTCCCAGGTGGCGAAGGGAACGCCCGGGATGGCCTCGAAGGGCAACCTCTCGATCTTGTCCTTCAGCCTCTCGTCGGAGCCGGCGAGGGCCGCCCCACCCAGGCTCGCCGCGCCACTCAGCTTGGAATTCTTGCCGGCCTGATCGATCCCGTAATTCTGCAGTTGCCCGGCGTACTGCTGACCCAGGGCCCCTAGCAGGTTGGGAGTCTCGGCACGACCCGCGCCCATGAAGTTTCCGGGCTGGGCCAGTCCCTGGAGGGCCCCCAGTTGCTGATAGGGCTGCATGTTAGCCGCGAGAGACTGCCCGAACGCCGCGTTACCGGCACCCGTCTGGGCGTTATACATCGCCTGGGCGTAAGCGTCGTTCTGTGCCAAATTGGCATTTTGACGGGCCGCGTCATAGGCGCGGGACCCAGGTGTCAGTCCCTGATTGGAAAGCTGGGTGTCGAGGGCCGCCTGCCGTTGCTGCCACTGGGGGTCCAGGCGGCTCGTAGCCTGTCCGTAGGCGGCTTGGATGGCCTGGTCCCTAGCCTGGGCTGGGTTCACCTGACCCGTTCCTAGGCCCCCTATGATGTTCTGAGCGGCATCGTTTAGGCCGGGAGTCAGGGACACGTTCTGGGTCCACTGTCCCGTGGTCGGGTCCTGAGTCCACTGACTGGTCCCGAATGGACCCTGTTGGGTTGGGCGATTTGCCTGGGTCTGCTGCTGGGTGTTCTGCTGGCTCTGCTGGGCCTGGTTCTGGGCCGCCGCAGCGAAATCGGGCGTTGCCGGTGCCTGGCCCCCCTTCCCTCCCTTGCCCGATCCACCACCCGCAAGGGTCTGATTCATCCCGTACATGCCACCGGTCCCGATATTCGCCAATCCCTCGGGCGTGGTGGGGTCGAATGCCCGGAGTCCCCTGCCCACGATCGTATTGCTACCCATCTCAGGCCTCCAGCCAGCGGCACTCATTCCGCCGCATCTCATGGATCACTAGATCGACACCCCGATCCACCCAGTCCTTGCCCCGGTAGACCTCACGGAACCCCAGCCCCTTGACCAGCTTCAGGCTCCGCTCGTTGGTCGATAGCACCGTGACCGTGATGACCTCTTTGCCGAACTCGTAGAAGGCGACCCCGAAGGCGGGCTTGATGAGCCGGCGCAGGACCCTGGGGTCATCGACGGCCACATGCAGAGACACGCTCGTCGCGGTCCACCCGTCGAAGCCGACCATACCCAGGATCTTCTCCGGGACGGTCCCGTTCTTGACCACCTCCAGAGCCTGGAATCCCGTCCCGATGGTCAGGCGAGCTCGGGCTGCCAGCCATCGGAAATGCTCGGGCGGTGCCGCGCGCAGGGTGGTGCTCACAATGGCCCCCCGACCGTGTAGGTCGCCTCGATATGCGTCAGCGTCGTCTTGGCCTGACTCGATCCCTTGAGGGCGATCGCTACAGCAGACCCGATCCCGGCCACTCCACGCCATTCCCCCGCGGTTCCGCGACCGGAACCCCACAGGGACGAGCCCCAGATCGCCGTCCCCCAGATCCAGAGTGTCCCGCTTTGAGAGGTAAACGGCACACTTCCGATCGATCCCTGATCGTAATCGTATCGGGCCTCGATCGCGTAGTTGGGCACGGTCCCGTCCGTGATGAACAGCGGACGAGCCATGCTAACCCGCTTCTTCGCGGGACTACCCATGTCCGTGAATGCCGTTAGTAACGACCACTCGATCGCGATGGCGTTGCTGGATCCGGTTAACTGGTTATTATCTACATCTCCGTCGTTGATGCAGACCCGGCCATCGGTCGTGCCGAAGTAGAATTTTCCCTTCCACGCCTCTACACAGTTCATCGGCACGCCCAGGTGCTGGGCCCAGCCCTGACTGTTCAGGGTCAGAACCCACTGCTCCCGGTCGTTGGCGCCCTCGGCGGGAGTGACGATCACCAGAGTCTTGTCCTCCGGATGGATCCGCAGATCCCATCCGAAACTGGACCCGCGACTGGTGAGCTCCGCGCCGAGGGCAGGCGAAATCTTTCGGCTCGCATAGGCGTCTGCCGTCTCTAGGGACCCTCCCGTGACGAGCCGGGACAGCGGCACCACTCCGAGGCTGGAGAGGATGAGGAGATCGCCACCGTAGTCGGTCGTGATGCGTCGGCCCGCCGGGATGGCTCCCACGTACCAGATACCCTTGATGCCGAAGGTAACGACGGAGTCCGGATCCGTGCCCTCGTAGATCACCACGTCACCCGAGGACGAGATCGCTACGAGGTAGTCATCGATCCCGGCCCCGGCGTCTCGGGTCCACGACCACAGACCCACCAGCGTCCCGCCATGGCGGAACTGGGGACCGAAATCAAAGGCGGTAACGGTCCCGGTGATGGAGTCCACGGGCAGATACCACGCCAGAGCGGAGTCCCGCTGGACGAACCATGCCCGCTTCTTCCATGAGGTCACGAATACGAAATCATCCGGATCCGCCCCGTTGATCTCTCCTGCGCCACCGCCTGCCACGGGCTTCGTCCACACGTCCCCGACTTCGTTGTAATGCAGGTAGCCATTCGTCTCGTCGCAGACGAGCAGGGCGTGCGTCCCGTCCAGCTTCGTGAACCCGGTGAAGATGCACTTCCCGGAACTGGCATCGGCCGTCCCGAACGTGTAGACGCTGGCCGGGGCAGCCGACGATGCCGTGCAATCGTAGATGTCCGTCGAGGTGCAGGCGAACAGGCGATCCTCGGTGCCGATGGACCCCTGAAACCCGATCAGGGTCCGCGCCTCCGCGCCGAGCCCGGTCACCCATTCCCGGTAGCCGCTCCTGGAGCGCAGCCCGTAGGCGGCCCGGATCATGTTGACGATCTCGACCGCATCCCCGGGAGGCAGAGCCCCGGCCGTGTCGATCACGTTCATCCCCACCGGAGCCATGATGGTACCGGTCCGGGCGGTGGGGACGGCCGTTCGACGGGCAGTCAGCATCAGGGAGCCCCGTACCCGGTATCAGGGACGTTCGACCCGCTGATCCGCTGGAATTGCTTCGGACGACCCGACATCGAGATGATCTGCCCTGGCTCGTTGGAGGCGGACCCCTCGAATGCCTGGGCGTACTCCTGCCGAGCGGACGTGGAATCGAACCCCTTCGCCTCCAGCCACTTGCACTTCAGCAGCCGCGAGACGAGGACTGGCTCGAGGACTGGCTTGTCGGAGGACGTGGTGGGTTCGTACAGGTCCGCAGAAGATGCCCCATTGGAGATCACCCAGTACCGGGAGACGTAATCGTGGTACAGGACCGCTCCGCTGGCCGGGGCGGTGAAGAAGCTGATCTGGTTCCCGCCGATCTGGTAGAGCACCGTCAAGTTGCTGATCGATGACCATGCCTTCAGGGCCTGCCAGTCCTGGGATCCAAGGTTGTTGAACGGGATCCGACTGGACCGCTGCCACCCGGAGTCGTCCACCATCCTCCCGAAATCGACCGGGAGGTTGAACGTGGAGGTGACCCCGTCTCCGGTATAGCTGGCCTCCTTTATGAGAGCCTGCCAGTCGCGGGCGAGCCACAACTCATGCCCCACCGAACGGAGCAGGGTGCGCAACTGGACGAAGTTTCGATCCGTGGAAGCGTAGGGATCGGACACCTGATCCAGCCCCACCTCCACCGCGACTGTGTTGATGATGTTTCCGGCCGTCCAGAGCCACGGGACCGTAGCGGCTCCGGTGCTACCCGCTCCGGTGGCTGACGCGACGGTGTTCGAGTTGATAGTGTCTGAGAGCTCGACACCCGCGACGGTCGCCTTGTACCAGATGCTGGTGGAGGTGACGAGACTCCAGTCCCAATCGAAGTAGTAGGCGCCCGATGCAGGGGGCGCCTCCGTGATCGTCGGCTGGGACAGAGCCACCCACGTATCCGCATCCACGAAATCGAGGAACGTCGGGGTCAGTCCTGCGTTCGCGCTCCCGAAGTCGAGGATATAGCGGGCCACTTAACCCTCCACGGGCGGGACCTTCGGCTTGTTCTTGGAACCCTTGGGGCGGCCACCCTTGCGCTTCGGCCCTTCCGGAGGGGCCATCGATCCGTTGACTGGACCGGAGATCAGGGCATTGAGCCGGGCTTCCAGGGCCGCGATCCTGGGGTCCGCCGGGGCAGGAGTGGTCAGCACTCCCCCCGCGTTCCGGGCCGCCTCGATCTCGGCGGTCGCGGTCTTCAGCATGGCTTCCATCGCTGCGACCCGGGCCGTGAGAGCGTTATTTTCCTCGCGCAGCTTGTTGAGGCCGGCGCCGCGCTTTTCCTCATCGAGCCAGTCCTTCGCCTTCTGCTTGAGCGCGGCGAAGGGCCCGAGGATAGAGATCCGACCGTCAGCGGCCAGGGCGAGCTGCTCGACCGTGCGAATCCCGTTCATGTAGAGGGTTTCCGCCTCTCCCTTTCGGATCGGGGGCCACTCCTT